CCGAGGAATATCCAACTCTCGGTGGTGGAACATTCGACACGTCTAGGATGTCGGAGCTAATGGGATATGGAAAAACAGATGAGGTAAGACGAGATATGGTAGCAGTCGATACGATTAAGAAAGCCGGTAGGTCAGTTGACCAAGTGCCCGAACATGTTACTAATGCATTGACCAGAGATTATAGTGGATTGATGAAAGCATTGGATGATAAGAAAAAAGGAATTAGATAATGCCAAGAACTGCCAGAGAGATTGATTTAGACCCAAGAAGTTACGTTGGACTGTCATTTCCTTTGAGGTCTGATGATAATAATAATTTTGCTATGACAAAAAATTCTATCGAGCAATCTAGACACAATCTTAGAAATTTATTATTGACATATCCTGGTGAAAGAGTTGGTAATCCTACCTTTGGTTCAAGATTACGAGAGGTATGTTTCGAACAACACGATGAGCGATTACCACAGAGAATAGAGGATGTTATAATACAATCCGTCAACACCTTTTTACCTTACATAAAAATACAAGACATAGAGACCTTGACGGATGAGCAGCAAAATGAAAGAATATTTGTAAAGATAAAATATAGTACAACACTTGACCCATCTCTAAATCAAACACTTGGTTTAGATGTCACGGGTGCTACGGAAACAGGTACGACCTCGGCCGGTGGAGGAACCACAGGTGGCTCTAGTGGTGGTTCGAGTGGTGGCGGAGGATACTAATGGCTCGCACAAGCGTTAAAAAGGATACGGTAAAATCTATCAATTATTTGAATAAAGATTTCAATGATTTTAAATCAAACTTGATTGAATTTGCTAAACAATATTTCCCAACTACTCACAATGATTTCAACGAGGCCTCACCAGGCATGATGTTTATCGAGATGGCTGCTTATGTCGGTGACGTGTTGTCCTATTATGTAGACGCTCAATTCAGAGAGTCTCTATTGGCTTATGCGGAAGAAAAAAGAAATATATATAATATAGCACAGTCATTTGGATACAAACCAAAGACCACATCACCGTCGGAGGTAATACTTGATGTGTTCCAAACCGTGCCTGCACTGAACGGACTACCTGACTTCAGATACTCATTGACTATTGATGAGGGAACACAGATAAATGCATCATCCAACGGAACTACTTTTAGAACATTAGAGGATGTTAATTTTAAATTCTCAAGTTCATACGACCCTAGGGATGTAACAATATTCGAGTCAGACTCAGGTGAACCGACAAAATTTTTATTGAAGAAAAAAGTAAAAGCAAGGAGTGGTGAAATCACCACCGAGTTTTTTGATTTTGGTAACTCGGAGAAATATTCTCAAATAAGATTGTCAAATCCTAATGTGATAGAAATTATATCATGTACGGATAGTGATGGTAATAAATGGTCTGAGGTTGATTCATTGGCTCGTGATACGGTTTTTCAAGAGATGGAAAACAACTCGGCAAACGACCCATCATCCGTGAGTGATAGAGAGTTATCACCCTACATATTGAAATTAAGAAAAGTATCGAGAAGATTCACCACCGTGGTAAATGAAAATGACCAGACCACTCTTAGATTCGGAGCCGGTGTTTCCGACAATCCTGATGAGGAGATAGTCCCTAATCCGACCAACGTCGGTTCTAGTTTACCTGGTAGTCCAAGTTTTCTAACCACAGCTTTTGACCCATCAAATTTTTTAAAAACAAAAACATTCGGTTTAGCACCAGCTAATACCACGTTAACGATTGAATACTCATATGGTGGTGGTATCGATGATAATGTAAATGTAGGTGATGTTAATCAACTTGGCCCGATAAGCTTTACAGTCAATGAGAATAATCTATCAGCACAATTGGTACAGGAATCAAAAGATTCCGTAAGTTTCACAAATCCTAAACCAGCAACAGGCGGGTCATCGGGTGAGACAGTCAGAGAGACCAAGGAGAATGCGTTGGCATTCTTTCAAGCTCAATCACGTGCGGTGACCAAGGACGATTATATAGTGAGAGCTTACTCCTTACCACAAAGATTCGGTACAGTTGCAAAAGTACATCTGTCCCAAGATGAACAGCTCAGTAAAGTTGGAATGGCTGAAAATCTAGAAAGAGAAATTACTGAATCCGATGTCGGAACAAGTCTAAAGGATTTACAGGTGAATAGTATTCCTAATCCTCTTGCAATGAACATGTATACTTTGGGATTTGATGGTAATAAAAAATTAACGAATTTAACACCTACGACAAAACAAAATCTTAAAACATATTTGAGTCAATTCAGATTAGTCACAGATGCAATAAACATCAAAGATGCTTACATTATCAACATAGGAGTAAAATTTGCGATACTCACAAAAATAGGATTCAATAAAAACGAAGTGTTACTTAGGTGTGTTTCCGTAGTACAAGATTTCTTTGACATCGATAGATGGCAGATAGGTCAACCCATTGTGTTGGCCGATTTGGTTTATGAGATATCGTTAGTAGATGGTGTAGCTACCGTGGTTAATCCAAGCGAGAACAATCCAAACAATAGACCGATTGTGATAGAAAATAAATATCAGTTAGACCAAGGTTACTCTGGTAACTTTTTCGATATAGATACATCCATCAGAGGTGGTATTTTATACCCGGCATTAGACCCGAGTATCTTTGAAATAAAATATCCAAATGTAGATATAAGTGGTAAAGTCTTAGGTGATAATCTTACGGTTAGGGAGTAGATAAATGCATTTTTTTACATTCGCAGAAAAAGATACAACGGTATATCAAGATAGTGGTAGTTTGAACGCTGGTTTGGATGAGATACTTGAGGTTAGAAAAGATATAAGCGACTCTGGTGATACCGTAAATGTATCTAGGGTTTTACTAAGATTTGATATTCGTCAGATATCGGCATCAATCGTTAATGGAACGATAACCAACCCATCATTTTTTCTAAATTTATTCGATGCAAAATCTAGTAACCTGAACACATCACAAAGTCTATATGCCTATCCGGTCAGTCAATCTTGGGTGATGGGACAAGGACGTTCCTATGACAATCCAAGGGTGACCGAGGGAGCTAGTTGGAATTTTAGAGATGGTGCAACCGATGGAACACTATGGGAGCCAAGCGTGTCGGCATCAGGTTGTACTTGGTATAGTGGTAGTGGTTTTGAAGCTTCACAATCATTAGGACACGAAACAATCGATGTAAGACTAGATGTCACGGACATCATGAATAAGTGGTTGGGAGGCACGATACCAAATGATGGATTCATCGTAAAACGTAGCGGTAGTGTCGGTAATTTGAGCACCACAGACGATGAGGGTAATACAACAAGATTTGGAAACCTTTCTTTTTTCTCATCTGATACCCATACGATTTATCCACCTACATTGGAAACGGTTTGGGATGATTCCCAATGGTCTACCGGTTCCTTATCACCACTCAGTCAAACGGACATCGAGGATATGGTTATATATATGAAGGGATTAAGAGAGGAATATAAGGAAAAATCAAAAGTAAAATTTAGATTAGTCGGTAGAGCAAGATTTCCTGAAGCTTCGTTCTCAACCACGCCGGCGAATCTGACGGTAAAGTACCTACCTAGTGGGTCTTCATTCTATTCCATAGTTGACGCTGAAACTGATGATGTGATTGTTCCCTTTGGAAGTGGTTCTAGAATAAGTTGCGATTCGATAGGTAATTTTTTCAGATTGGATTTAGACGGATATCAACCAGAACGATACTATAGGCTACAATACCGAATACAAAGCGGTAGTGGTGTCGAAGAGACCGACCAGTTCTTTGACGAAGGATTTACATTCAAGGTAACACAGTAATGCCTTACACAAAAGAAGAGTTAAATAATGTAGGGTTCTATAATAACTTTATAGATAAACTCAGAAGCGATTACATCGACAAATTAGTTTCTAGAGCAAAGACGTTATTCAGAGATGACCAAGATGTGTTATATTCATTTGAGGATATCACGAAAGATGAAGAATTAGGAATAGGACTCGGTATAGAAAACGCAGAACTAAACAATCCAAATTATTCGACCTTAGAAAGTGTGTTGAATCGAACAGAGACCGAACCGTTGGGATATAATGATTTTAAAGATTTGATTGAAAAAGAAGCCTGTTCTGTTCAGACCGATTCTTTAAATGAAACTAATAAGACTCGTGAGTCGGACAACCTAGTAGATAGAAGAATTACCGAGCTTGTTTCCGATGAAATTGCAGACCCTTTACCGGCTGATTTACAGAATGGTGATACAATAACGAATGATGATGTGAACGATGTTAGAAAGTGGTTGATAGATGGTAATCAGAAAAGACCTTTTCCTGATTTACAGAGTTTTTATGCAATCGGAGCGGAGTGGAGACAGGTCAAGACCTTATCACAAGATGTTATAGATGAAATACCTGAAGGGGAGCCAGTAGACTAATGTCAAGTAAAATTAAAGAAAAAGACAGAGAATTACTTTTGACGGATAAACAATTCGATTATTCGTCATTAGAAAATAGATATTTCGGTGGATATTTTGGTGAGGATTCTGAGGATTACGTTGAGGCTTTGATACATGATGTGAACGATAATTTATTAGAAACAGCAATCGTGGATGACGATGATTATTATTATGATGAGCAGAAACAAGGTATCAAACTAAATACAGGTACGATATTACGGAAATTGGGATACGACAGAGGTAGATTCAAAGTTATTTTTAATTTTCTCAGAAAAGTCGCGGGTTCTTATCAGACATTGGTCGTGGATGACAATGGATTGATTTTTAACGGAGAAGTTCAACCAAGTGAAATCGATAACACATTATTTATAAAAGAAAACAAATATCTTATTCATCAGATATCACCATCAAGGTCTGAGTTAAGACTAATACCACAAAATATAAGAGATGAAAATTATGTAAGGAATTTTTAT